CGGACAAGGCACTGCTGGAATCTTATGCAGAGCGTATCGTCATCCCGGACAACGATGAGAAGGGAACCGATTATGCTGCAGCCTGGCAGGGCGCGAAGGTCATGGACATCACAAAGCTGTGGCCTGAATGCCCGCCTAAAGGTGATATCGCAGATTACTTTGCTGCCGGCGGCACAGCCGAAGCAATCGAAGCCTACGAGTGGCCTGTGGTGCTCTCTCTGGACAGAGAATTCTTTGAAGGGTGCGACAGGTTCAGCCTTATCGATGAGGCGCTTCTGGAGGCGATAGCGGCGCTCACAGAGCCGTCCAAGCGTCAGCAGGTGCTTTCCATGGCGAGGTTTCGCGCTGGGGAGCTGTGCTGCAAGAGGGAGTTTGAGAGCTGCTGGAAAGCGTACCTGCAGCAGCAGGCAGCCAAGGGTATAAGGTCAGATAATCTGACAAAATTCCCGCAGCAGCTCTTTGCTCTCCGATGCGGTAATTGGTCCACATCAGCCAATGGCGTATATCGGTCGGTGCAGGTGGGGACGGAGTTTAAAAATGAATACGCAAGTCCCATCCCCATTATGCCGACGGAGCTGCTGGTGAACGTGGAGGATGAAACCGAGAAGATTCGGCTTGCGTATTTTAAAAATGGCGGCTGGCAGAGCGTGGTGGTTCCGCGCTCCACGTTAGCCAATAAAAACAAAATAATCCTGCTGGCAGACAATGGCGTTGAAGTCAACAGCGACAACGCCGGTCTGCTGGTGAAATATCTGGCAGAGGTCATCGCCATGAATCCGGACATCCTGCCGCGGGTGAAATCGATTGACCACATGGGATGGTCCGATGCAGGCTTTGTGCCGTACACGGACGAGGTCAAGCTGGACTGTGAGGACCAGTATAAATCTTTGGTGCAGGCAGTCTCCAGCAAGGGCACGCTGGAAGAATGGGCGGCCTACGTCGCCCCGCTCCGGCAGAACCTGTACATGCGCCTTATCCTGGCTGCAAGCTTTGCGAGCGTGCTGGTCGAGCGTGTGGCTGCCCTGCCATTCGTGCTGCATCTTTGGGGTGGCACCGGCAGCGGTAAGACTGTAGCCATGATGGTGGCTGCGTCTGTCTGGGGGAATCCGGGCATGGGCAAGATGGTCCGCACCATGAACATGACCATTAACAGCATGATGAGGACGGCGTCTATCCTGCGTAACCTGCCGTTCTTTGGCGATGAGCTACAGACGATTAAAAGCCGCTTTGAAAATTATGACACGCTGATCATGCGCGTCACCGAAGGTCTCGACCGCGGTCGTATGACGAACGCGACCTTCCAGCGGCAAAAATCCTGGCTGAACAGCTTTGTGTTTACCGGTGAAGAGCCTTGCACTAAGTCTCAGTCCGGTGGCGGTGTAAAAAACCGCGTCATCGAGATAGAGTGCGACCAGCAGATAATTAAAAACGGCAATGCTGTGGTTAATTTTATCACGCAGCACTTTGGCTGTGCAGGAAGGGCGTTTGTTGAAGCTCTGGAAGGGAAGAACCTTGCAGCTGATTACAATGAGATTATGCGTCTGGTGCTGGAAGTAACGGATACCACCGAGAAGCAGGCTATGGCGATGGCTCTCATGCTGCAGGCAGATGCTATTGCGAGCAAGGCTATCTTTGGTACTCCAGGCGATGTGCTATCGCCTGAGGACATAGTTGGCTTTGTGAAGAGCAAGGCTGAGGTTGATGTGAGCGAGCGGGCGTTTAACCTCATTGTTGACGTCATCGGTGCCAATGCCGACAAATTCGACACTGAGTTTCACGATTTTGCCGGATATGCCTACTGGGGCAGGCGCAGAAACGATGGCGTAATCCTAATTAATAAAACCGTTCTTGAGGAAGAATTAGAAAAGAAAGGTTTTGACTATGCTGCTCTAAAGAAAAAATGGGCTGAAGCCGGTCATCTGCTGAAAACAAAACAAGGAAAATTTTTCGGGCTTTATACTTTGAACCATGTTAGAGCAAATTATGTGGCTCTTTATGTGAAAGGTTAGCTAGGTTAGCTAAAGGTTAGCTAAAAAAATGGCTCAACCATGCGGCTTTTAAGACTTTAGCTAACCTAATAACCTAGCTAACCTAATATATATATACGTATGTAAGCTCTAATTTCCCAAAACCTTAAGTTCTAAAGTAATAAAAAATATATAGGATACTCTTTCAGAAAAAGGTTAGCTAGGTTAGCTAAAATTCAAAAACCGCTCAACCATGCTGTTTTCGAGACTTGAGAAGGTTATCTGGAAGGTTAGCTAGCTAACCTAAAAGGTTCGCTAAAGGAGGGAAACGATGTTATTTAAAATTTTGAGTACTATGTTACGTGACTTTATTGCAGGGCTGGTTATGGCGGTGGGATGCTGCTGTATGATGGTGGCACAGGCTTTTGTCAAAGCTGCTGTTTGCCTCGCCCGGGTTGCGTGCAAGGTCAATGGGGTGAAATGTGATGTTAAGTAAAATCTGTCTGGTGTTTGCAGTGCTGATCAGCATTGTGTGGATAGTGAGCCTGACGGTGTTAGTTGGTTGCGGTGCTGTATGGGCGCTGCAGAAGTTAGGAGGAATGTAAATGTATATCAAAACTAAAAGCGGAGATTATGTGAACTTCAAGAATATCGGTGCATTAAGAATAAAACATCGTGGTGGCGATTTTAATGTTGTGGCAGACTGCATCAACTATTGTGGTGACCATTGCTTCTATACCAGCGCCAAGAAGGAAGACGCGCAAGCGTATATGACCTTGATGGCGAACCACCTGAATGAAGTAGAAGAAGCTGCAACCATGCAGTACCCGCGTTGCGCTATTCTCAAGGTGTCGGAGTCTACTGTTGATGCAATGCGTTATAGCTATCGCAATCGCCCGCTCCAAAACGAGCCGCCGCATGCAGCCAGCAAGAACACTAAGCTGTCCGCAATGCTGACAGCGCTTGTTGATGACTTCGCCGCGTCTGGTGATCCTGACAATCTCCTTAAAATCAATGCGTATATCCGCATGTATCTGCAGCAGGAGGCTAACCATGAATAAGCAATACCTGATGTTGAATCTGGAGTCTGACACCTTTAAGGGCATGAAGGCCGATTTTGATGAGCTGCTGCAGCAGCTGCTGGAGAAGCTCTTTGCTGGCCGTATTGCTGATGGCTCTATCAGCATGAAGCTGTCCGTCAGCTTGACCGAAACCTATTCTGAAACAATGGGTAAGGACATTTCTGTACCGCTGTTCAAACATAAAACTACCGCCAATTACACGGAGAAGCTGGAGAATGCCGGTGCTGTCTCCCTGCCTAACACGTATCTGGAATACGACGAAGACCTCGGGGAGTTCGTCCTGAAGCCTTGCGGCGGCGAGCAGGACATGTTCGCGGAGCAGGAGTCTGAGGCTGATGAAGTAACTGTCGACGTTAAAGCCATTCCGCAGGACTGCCACCGTCCCCTGCAGGTGCGTGATCCTATGTGCAATGACTGCGCTAATCGCGATACCAGCGCCTGCGACCATTGCGACGGCTGCGACAAGTGGGAGCCTACGGTAAAATGATTCCGCTGCGTCCCTACCAGCAGGAGCTGGTGGATAATATCCGCAGGGCAATCGGTCAGGGGCGGCACAGCGTGTGTGCGGTGTTGGGGTGCGGCGGTGGCAAGAGCGTTATCCAGGGCAACATCGCCGCCAGCGCCACGGCACGCGGCAACAGGGTATTGTTTGTGGTCCACCGCAAAGAGCTGTGCCAGCAGATTACCAATACTTTTGCTGCATGCGGCGTAGACTTCTCTCTCTGTACCGTAGGCATGGTGCAGACGGTCTGTCGCAGGCTGGCAAAGACTCTGGAGCCGAAGCTGATTCTGGTTGACGAAGCACATCACATCCTGTCGCAGAGCTATTTGTCTATCCTGCAGCATTTTCCGGGAGCTGTAGTCTTAGGCTTTACCGCCACGCCGCAAAGGATGAACGAGGGTGGCCTGGGTGCCATCTTTGAAGAGCTCATCGAGTCAGTGAGCACCGAGTGGCTCATTCAGAACCATTACCTGGCACCGTACAAATACTACGGCGTGCAGCTGGCGGATGCCAGCAAGCTGCATACTAAACGCGGCGACTACGACAAGGCTGAGATTGAAGCGCTTATGAATAAGCGTGCCATCTTTGGCAGTGCTGTTGAGAACTGGCTGCAGCTGGCCAAAGGAAAGCAGACCATCGTGTACTGCTCGTCTATCGCCACCAGCGAGGGCACAGCGGCTGCTTTTCAGGAGCAAGGCATCAATGCTATGCACCTTGACGGAACGACGCCACAGGCGCAAAGACAGGCCGCCGTAGAGGGGTTCCGACGCGGTGAGGTCACGGTCCTTTGCAACGTTGATTTGTTTGGCGAGGGCTTTGACGTGCCTGACTGCGATTGCGTGGTGCTGATGCGGCCTACCAAGTCGCTAACGCTGCACATCCAGCAGTCGATGCGCTCCATGCGTACTAATCCCAACAATCCGGATAAGGTTGCGCTGATCCTGGACCATGTTGGCAATTTCACGCGGCATGGCCTGCCGGACGACGTGCGTGAGTGGTCGCTGGAATCCAAAGCCAAGAAGAAAAAGCAGGAGCTCAGCGTCAAGCAGTGCCCGGTGTGCTTTGCCGTGGTCAAGTCAGCGGTCACCGAGTGCCCTCTCTGTCATTACGTATGGGAGAAGGAAGAGCGCGAAGGTCCGGAGGTCGTGGAGGACATCATTCTGCAGGAAGTCGCGCGCATGCCGTATAGTAAACACATTGAGTGTAAGTCATGGGCGCAGTTGGAGCTGTTCCGCTCTACGCACAAACGTGCTGATGGCAAAGTTTTTAAGTTCGCCTGGTCGCTACACAAAGCGGTGCAGCTGGGGCTGGCAGTACCGGAACGGTACCGCAGTGCAGCTATCCGCCTGCTGCGTCAGGATGAATACAGGAGGTTAAAGTTTGAATAAATCTGAAGCTCAAATTATGAAGGAGATTGAGGTCGCGGTGTCTGCCGCAGGGCACAAGATTTTTCGCGTCAATGTTGGCGAGGGCTATCTGTACCGCACGCAGCCGACGCAGGCGACGCTCGAACTCGAGAACAAGCGTAGCCGCTGGTTTAAGAGCGGACCGCCGCAAGGCTACAGTGATTTGTCTGGCGTAGCGTATCCGTCGGGCAAGGCAATCTTTATCGAGTGCAAGACGGCAACCGGCAAGCCGACGCTGCAGCAGTGCGTGTTCTTGCTGGCGATGTTGGCAGCGGGTGCCAATGCCGGTATCGCACGCAGTACCGAGGAGGCGCTGGCGATTTGCGAGATGACGGATGACCTGCGTCAGAAGATGGGGGAGTATATCCATGGCTGGTTGGTTAAGCTTAGGCAGCGTGGTAAGTGATCCGTGGCCTGGTTATGCCGACAGCGAGTTCTGGGGGCAGCTGCTACCAAGCGCTGCCCGCCATGATCACAAGCTGTATGTTAAGCTCATCGGTCTGCGCTTTGCTGGAGCAGAGCTGCTGCCTAGTGCACGCTTCGGCCTGCGCCTGGTCATGGCTAACGAGGCGACGGTGACTCAGCAGGAGGCGAGGGAGCTGCTTGCTCCCCACTCTGAGCTGCTACTGAATTTATTTTTACACATAGGAGGTGGCGCAGGTGGACAACAAAAAACTGATACATGATACTGTTGTGGCAACGCTGGCTGCCTTAAATAGCCAGCCTAAGCCGCAGGATTGCTACAAGGCGACGGAAGCAAGGCTGTATGCTTACTCGACGCTGCGCGCGAACATTGAGCAGTACAAGCTTGATATCCGCGACCTGAAGGCGGAGCGTGTCACGGAGAAATCTAAAGACATTACCTGCTGGGGCGGCGCAAGTTCTCGCCTGACGCCCGAAGAGAAGCAGCAGGCACGCATTATGGCTGTAGAAGTTAAGCTGGCCCGTGATCAGGCGGAAGTTGATAAAATTGACCGAATCTTGAACAGGCTGGAAGCAAGCGAGGATGCGGTGGCGGTAGACCTTATCCGTCAGGCGTATTTTTTCTGCGTGCCTTTGGATGATATTGCGCTGCGTGAAGATGTATCGCTCTCGACCATCCAGCGCAGGCGTACGCGCCTGGTGCGGCAGCTGGCGTTGATGTTATATGGAGTGGAGGCATTGATGTGAGATTCGTAGATTTTTTCGCAGGAATCGGCGGTATTCGCTTAGGCTTAGAGCAAGCCGGGCATAAATGCGTCGGCTTCTGTGAGTTTGATAAGTACGCCAGGACGGCGTATAAAGCTATGTACGATACGGAAGGAGAGTGGGAATCGCATGATGTTCGAGCAACTAAGTCTTATGATGTTCCAGCCGCCGACCTCTGGTGCTTCGGCTTCCCATGCCAAGACATCAGCGTCGCAGGCAAGCAAAAAGGCCTGCAAGAAGGTGAGCGAAGCGGATTGTTTTACGAAATTATGCGACTGCTTGCCGGACGCAGGCAAGAAGATAGACCCCGATGGCTTCTCGTTGAAAATGTTAAAAATCTACTTAGTATTGGAAACGGATTTGATTTCGCGCGGCTGCTGTGTGAAGTGGGGGGGCACGGGTATTCTCTCCAATGGGACACTCTCAACAGCAAAGACTACGGTGTTCCCCAAAACAGGGAGCGCGTGTTCATTGTCGGACATCTTGGAAACATCCGTGGACGAGAAGTATTTCCTATCCGACCAACAGACGGCGAGAATACTTGCAAACTCAAGGAGATAACACAGGGCGTTGCCGATGGTCAAAGAATCTATGACGGAAGTGGATTAGCAAGAACGCCAAGGGCCGAAAGCGGTGGACTGGGCGGTAAAACAGGCTTGTATGTTGTTAAAGTACTGAAACCGTATGGCTCAACAGGCGGTGTGTGTGGCTTAAAAATTGCTGAAAATAAAACAGGTATAGCGTCAACGTGTGCTGCACGTGATTATAAAGGCATCAGCAGGCATGACGGCAACGCTGTTGTCTGCATGAGTATCAGAGGACAGAAACTGCAAAAGCAGATTGATGTAGCTCCGACCATTGACACTGGTTGCAGAGACAATTTAACGCGTAAGCAGACTTGTTGCGCAGTGTTAACGCCAGACCGAGGAGAGAAACGGCAGAACGGCAGGCGAATAAAAGAGCCGGGCGAGCCTAGTTTTACTTTAACAGCGCAGGACAGACACGGCGTAGCGCTGCTTGATAAAAATATACGTATCCGCCGATTAACTCCGCGCGAGTGCTGGCGCTTGCAAGGTTTCCCCGATGAATACTTTGACAAAGCGAAAGCGGCCGGCATAAGCGATACGCAACTGTATAAACAAGCTGGTAACGGCGTAACGGTGAATGTTGCTAGGGCGATAGGAGAAAGACTGAAGGAGATTGAGAATGAAATTAAAAATAACCATTCATGGTACTGATAAGCAGGACGCTAAAACGCGTGCTGTGGCGTGGTTTAAAGAGAAAACGTATGCCGATGAAGCGGTGTGGTTGAGTTGCAGGTAAGAGGTGACACAAATATTATGATTAGTTTGTATCCTGTGATTGCTGAAAAATTGCATATCCCTGTTGGCAAGGAGTTTAAGCTCAAGCCTAAACATGGTAGAGCATATCCGGCGCAGTACCGTTTCAGCGCTGATGATTTGGAGTACCGTCCAAGCCAGTGCTGCCATTGGTCAAGTATCACTAATCAGCCCATGCAGATGCGTATTTTTCTTGCTTTGCTGCGTGGTGGCGTGGAGGTGATTAAAGATGAGTAAAAATTTAATCCCGCAAATTGCCCAAATGCTGGGCGTGGAGCTGGGTGAAGAATTTAAAATCAAAGGCGAAGACGAATTGATGACCTATAGATTCAATAGCGACGGATTACAAGTAACCTATGGTGACGGTATTGAATTATCCTACCTATCTACTAACTCAGCCTTTGTTGCCTTGGTGAATGGCACTGACGAAATTGTTAAGTTACCGTGGAAGCCGAAAGAAGGCGAGAGCTATTGGACATTCATTCTTTATGATTGTGATATTAGGTTGGGTATTGAACCTCGCAAGTGGACTAACGACATGTTTGACTTTGCATTTTTAAAAGCAGGATGGATATATCGTACTTGCGAAGAAGCCGAAGCAGCGCTCCCTGCCGTGGCTGCGGAAATAGGTGTAGAGTATGCGCCATGATTTAGAGTGGCGCATAAAACGCACAATTTTAGATCCATGCTGTGGAAGCAAGATGTTCTATTACGATAAAGAAAGTAATGCTGTTATGTTTGGCGACATACGAGAACTTCACACAAAGCTTTGCGACGGAAGGGAACTACATATCCAGCCCGACAAGTTAATGGATGTAATCGATATGAAAGAAATCGAGGATAATACTTTTAATTGTGTAATTTTCGATCCGCCGCATCTAGTGCAAGTCGGAGAGAAAAGCTGGCTTGCTCAGAAGTACGGGCATCTGCCGCTGCTTTGGGAAGCCTGGATGAACAAGGCCTTTGCTGAATGTTTTAGAGTATTAAAGCCAGGTGGGATGTTGTTATTCAAGTGGAATGAAGAGGATATTCCACATAATGCAGTTATGCGTTGTGCCTTGCCATACAAGCCAATTGCTGGCGACAGGACAGGTAAGACACGTTGGACGTTTTTCTGTAAATATTTAGGAGGATTGTTATGATTACATATAGAGAATTTACATCGTTTATTAATGATGAACTTACTCGTGTAGCTGATTTATTCGCAGAAAAACAGCAGCAGTATTCTGCTGGCGCTGATCCGCTGTCAAACTTCCGCACCGGTGCATTGCTGGAGCATCATGATGGTGGCTATGACATGATGTATGATGTGGCTAAGGGATATCTGAATAAGCACATTGCTTTCCTCTACGACCATGGTATCGCTGACAAAACGGAAGAATCCTTGCGCGACATGGTGGTCTATGGTCTGATTATGTTGTACATGGTCAAGAAGCACAAGGAATGGCTTGCACAAGTGAAGGAGTGACCTTGATGAGCAGTAAACGTAAACTTAAGCGCCGCAATCCTGCGCCGGTGGCAGGCTTTAAATATGAGCGCATGTGCCAGACTGTGTCCGAGCAGGCTATTATCGTGTGCTGGCTGTTGCGATTGACATCCTCTGGAATGATTTCGGTGGTCTGCAGCGCAAGGACCAGCGTCTGAAGTTCTTCGCTGAGACATTCCGTGAGCGTCTGGAAGTTGTTGACCAGGGCTTTACGCCGACGCAGCAGGCAGCTATGGATGAGCTGCAGCGCCAGGCTGGGTATAGCGTAGTGTTTAATGCAAAATAATTCAATGACCGCTCATCAGATGGTGGGCGGTCGTTTTTTAAAATTCACAAAGAGTTCACAAAGGCGTGAGAAAAAGCGGTGATTTTTATGGTATAATAAAAACTGTGGAGAAGTGTCGATAAAATTCGATGCTTCTTTTATTTTTATGCTGTCGTACTCAAGTCTGGTTTAAGAGGCCGCTTATCATAAGCGGTAGGCGGATAATCTCCGCGCGTGGGTTCGTATCCCACCGGCAGCACCTGTTTATGTAGCGTCTGGCTTTTAGCCGGGCGCTTTTTTTATGCCCGGAAGCCGTAACCTAAGGGACGGGACATCCCTTTCTGACCTCAAATCCTCAGCGGTAGTCCGGGCACCAATAAATGACTTGCAATTATCGCGGGAGTGAGTTAACATGCTTATAAAGTACCTGCTGCTTGCAGCGCGGGTGTTGGATGGTTGGGATGAATCGAAACATCCGCGTAAGTCTAACGGGCAGTTTAGTGCTGGTGGTAGAACTTCCCAATCACCGCTCAGGCGTGCGGCTGAGGTTGTAAAGCCGAAGCGTAAGAGCAGAAAATCTAGTAAGATTACACCAGCTGAGCGTGAGCATGTAACTCATGAAATCAGCACATGGTTCCATGGGCGGTTTGATGGTCTGCATAAAAGTTCTATTGCCGTAGGAAATTACGTTTATCTATTTACCATCAATGAGTATGGTGATTATGATATTTATTCTAAAATTTTGCTGAAATGAGGCATATTATGGAAGAACAACTTAGAGAAGCATTAAAAAAAGTTCCTCGCTATTATGAGGATTTTGAGACTGCTGTAGTTTTGCTGTTGGAGGATAACGAGGAAGCCATGCGCGAGTTAATAGCGTTTATTGATTCCTCTCCTGAAGCACGAGTTGATGATGTGCTTGATGTGGCTGAAGAACTGTCTGATCTTGAGGAGGCTGATGCCGATGAGTGAAAAATCCTCTGGTGGAGCACGTCGTGGCGCAGGTCGTCCGAAGCTGCCGCCTGAATTAAAATCAAAACGCAAGCATTACAACTGGTACGTCACGGAAGAAGAGCGTGCGTTCCTGATGGAGCAGCTTGCTGAATATCGAAAAAATCACTAATGTAAACCTCGAGCTTAATGGCTCGGGGTTTTCTGTTTCCGGAGGTAATTATGAAAATCATTGATATGCCCATCGGCGATGTGGTTCCGTATAAAAACAATCCACGCCGCAACGATGCAGCCGTGAAGCCGGTTATGGAATCCCTGAAGGAGTTCGGCTGGAAGCAGCCTATTGTTATTGACAAGGACAATGTTATCGTGTGTGGTCATACGCGTCTGCGTGCTGCTAAACGACTTAAGATGAAGACTGTGCCGTGCGTGATGGCGGATGACCTTACGCCGGAGCAGATTAAGGCGTTCCGTCTAGCAGATAATAAAACCGCCGAGTTTGCAAGCTGGGACATGGATATGCTCAACAGCGAGCTGCTTGACATCAAAGGTATAGACATGGGCGACTTTGGCTTTGACATGCCGGAGCCTGAACCGGAAGAGGATGCTTTTGATGTGGATGCAGCGCATGAGGAAGCTGCCAAGAATCCTGTCACTACGCCGGGCACACTTTATCAGCTCGGGAACCATCGCTTATTATGTGGCGATTCAACAAATCGTACTGATGTAGCACGTTTATTGGGGGGGCAAATGGTTGACATGGTGTTTACTGATCCTCCTTACAATGTCGCTTACCAAGGTGGAACAAAAGACAAGCTCACCATTAAAAACGACTCGATGAGTGAAGTTGAATTTAAAAACTTTTTAGATGCAGTGTTTGATAATTATTTTGCCGCGATGAAGCCTGGCGCGTCCTTTTACGTATGCTACGCTAGTCGCAGTGCGGTCGAGTTTCGGCAGGCTATTGTCGATGCCGGTCTGCTGCTGAAGCAGGACCTTGTCTGGTGCAAGAACACATTTACGCTGGGACGGCAGGACTACCAATGGCAGCATGAACCCATCCTTTACGGCTGGAAGCCTGGCGCAAAGCACCGCTTTTTTGGCGGTCGTAAGCTGTCAACGGTTATACCTGACAATTATCCGGTGGAGGTTGGCTACGATGCCGATGGGCATCAGCTCATCCACATCAGCATCGGGCTTAAGACCGTCTGTCTGCGTGCCGATAACGTAGAGGCTGTAGACACAGAAGAGGTTAACAGCGTAATCCATGTTGATAAGCCCACGCGCAACGCCGAGCATCCCACCATGAAGCCGATTGCCCTCTGTGCTAAGTGCATCAAGAATAGCTGCCAGCAAGGTGATGCTGTGCTTGATTTGTTTGGCGGCTCTGGCTCCACGCTCATTGCCTGCGAGCAAATCAACCGCCAATGCTACAGCATGGAGCTTGATCCTGTGTACTGCGATGTCATCGTTAAGCGTTGGGAAGCTCTCACCGGCAGGAAGGCCGAGGTAATCGGTGGCTAATGAACAGAACCTCAATCCTTGCCGAAGCAAGAGCGAAGCAAGAGAAAGAGGTGCTGCTGGTGGTGTAAAATCTGGTGAAGCCCGGCGCCGCAAACGTGCTATGCGTGAGGTCCTTGATGACCTGCTGCAGATGCCGCTCAAGCGTGGCGAGCTGAAGAATGTTGAGTGCCTGGGCGACCTGATGGGGCCGAACGGCAAGATTAACCTGCTGAATGGGAAGATTAACGTAACTGTTGAGCAAGCCGTGCTGTTAGGTCAGGTGGTTCTTGCCATGCAGGGCAATACCAAGGCGGCGACGTTCCTGCGGGATACTGCAGGGCAGAAAATTCTTAAGGATGCCGAAGAGCAGTCTCAATATGAGGACGATGGCTTTACCGACGCAATCAAGCGCAGTGCAAAGGACGTGTGGAAATAATGGGCATCGTTGGCAGGCTGCGCAGTATTATCAAACCTGTTATCAAGTTTTTTGAGTTTAGTAAAAAACAAATGCAAATCTTGACGTGGTGGTGTGAGGACTCTCCCTACCACGATTACAATGGTATTATAGCTGACGGTTCCATCCGCGCTGGTAAAACAGTAGCGATGGCCGTCTCTTTTGTTATTTGGGCTATGGATACCTACGATGGCCAGAACTTTGCTATGTGCGGTAAAACCGTAGGCAGCTTCAGGCGTAACGTTTGGAAATGGCTCAAGCCTGTATTGCTGGTGCGTGGCTATCAGGTGGAAGAATCACGCACGGAGAACCTTATTGTGCTGGCTCGCAAGCAAGGCAGCACAATAAAGCTGAATTACTTTTACGTGTTCGGCGGCCGCGACGAATCCTCGCAGGACCTCATTCAAGGCATTACTTTGGCTGGCCTGTTTTGCGATGAGGTTGCGCTCATGCCGGAGTCATTCGTTAATCAGGCATCTGGCCGCTGCTCTGTGCCGGGCGCTAAGCTGTGGTTTAACTGCAACCCGGACAGCCCGATGCACTGGTTCCTGTTGCGATGGATTGAGAAGTGCGACGAGAAGCGCTTGCTGCATATCCATTTCCTGATGGACGACAATCCGTCGCTATCTGACGAGGTGCGTGAACGTTACCGGACGATGTATTCCGGTGTGTTCTATCGCCGCTTCATTCTAGGTGAGTGGGTAATGGCGCAGGGCGCTATCTACCGTGATGCGTGGAGTGATGAGCTGCTCTTTGGTGATGATCAGCTGGAGTATTTACTCAAAAATCTGCACGTCATGAAGCGCTCCATCACGATTGACTATGGCACCGTGAACCCAATGGTGTATCTGGACGTGCTAGATGATGGGCGCGACCTGTGGTTTATCCGCGAGTATTATTGGGACAGCCGCGCCGAGGAAAAGGAGAAGGACAACAGCCAATACGCCGACGACCTGCTTGAGTTCGTGCGTGGCGTGGAGCTGTGGCCGACAAATGTGGTAATAGATCCATCTGCAGCAAGCTTTAAAATTGAGCTGCGTAACCGTGGCTTGCGTGCGAAGGAGACGGTGGAAACAATCAACGCCGACAATGATGTTATTGAGGGCATCCGTAAAGTAAACACGCTGCTAACCCGTCGCCGCATCCATTTTTATTATGGCTTGATGCACACGCTGAAGGAGATGCAGTCCTATTGTTGGGACGACAAGGCTCTGCAGCAGTCCGGCAAGGAGAAACCTATTAAAGTAGCTGACCATGCGCCTGATGCGGTGCGCTACTATGTATCAACAGTCATCAGGCCAAGGAGGATAGCAAATGTCTAAAAGAAAACGCAGGCGCACCCTGGACAAAGCTCCTGAGCCGCAGCTAATACGCAGCAGGGCGCTCGACGCTTTTAGCAATGTACTGGCTCGTTTGGGCGCTGGCACTCCGAACCTGTTGGAAGGCACGGAGTACAGTCTGCAGCGCATGTCGCGTGATTTCAATACTCTAAATGCTCTCTATCGTGAGAGCTGGATTGTCCGTCGTATCATCGACGTTATCCCGGCGGACATGCTTAAAAATTGGATAACGATCACCAGCGGTCTGGATCCCGATGTAGAGAAGCGGCTCAGTCTTACTCTGCGTCGTACTCAGCTCATTGACAAGCTTAAGCGTGGCATGCAGTGGGGCAGGCTCTACGGTGGCGCGCTAGGCGTGATGCTGGTCAAACACCAAGGCTACGACCTTAGTCAGCCGCTGCAGCTTGACTGGATAATGCCTGGCGATTTCGCAGGGCTGCTCATCTTCGACCGCTGGAACGGAGTTAACCCATCCAGCGAGCTTATCGAAGATATTTCTGATCCTGATTATGGTTATCCGAAATATTACACTGTAACTGATCCTGCCGGTGGTGGCTCCGTGAAGATTCATTATAGCAGGGTAGCTCGATTCCCCGGAGCCACGCTACCGTTCTGGGAGGAAATTGCAGAGATGCAATGGGGCGCGTCGGTCATTGAGTCTATTTTTGATGAGCTGCGTAAGCGTGACAATGTGAGCTGGAACATTGCGCAGTTGACCTTCATGGCGAACATCCGCGTGCTTAAAATGCAGGACTTAGGTCAGCTTCTGGCGGCAACGGACAACGAGTCGCAGGCTGAGCTGCTGCGAACGCTGGAAGCTCAGAACATGCTGCTGAACAATATGGGTATGCAGGTCATGGATGCTGCAGATGGTCTGGAAACGCACCAGTACACGTTCGGCGGCCTTGCTGATTGTTATCAGCAGTTTATTATGGACATCAGCGGCGCTGCTGAAATTCCGGTGACGCGTCTGTTCGGGCGCTCGCCCTCCGGTCTTAATGCTACGGGCGAGAGTGACCTGCAGAACTACTACGACATGATAGCCGAGAAGCAAGAGTCTTATCTGCGTCCTATCCTGAACAAAGTGCTCCCACCGTTCATTATCTCGACGCTAGGCAGCCTACCGGACGACTTTGACTTTGAATTTGACCCGGTTGCAGAGCCTACGGACAAAGAGCGCGCCGACCTTGCTAAGTGCGGCACTGACAATGTTGTGGCCGCCTACAATGCTGGTCTTATCTCTCAGCGCACTGCCCTGAAGGAGCTGAAGCAGCAGAGCGAGCGCACCGGTGTCTGGACGAATATCACCGATGAGGACATCGAGCGTGCGTCCGACTCCGTGGAGCCGCCTGGTGAGATGGGAGGCATGTTTGGCGACATGGGCGGTGGCGAGGCTGCTGGTGCTGTTGGTGTTGAACCTCAGCAAAATAAACCGCTTGGATCTGAATAAATGACTTGCAATAATTATGCATGAGAGTTAATATGTACACACTAAAAATTACGGAGGTTAGTGTCATGGATAAAACAGCTACGAATTTAGCTAGGTTAAGAGCCTATGATGAAAATCCCTGGGATGAATCTGAACATCCTAGAGCTGAGAATGGGCGTTTTACCTCTGGCTCTAGTAATGAATCTAATTCTTCTAGCAGTGAATCTGATCTTGCAGATATTTTCCCGAAAGGGACAGGCAAAATTAAAGAAACTATAGGCAAGAGAGGAACCACACGCATTGAAGCCTCAAATGGGGACGAGATTATGATTAGCTACAATCGCTCAAAAGACAGGTACGATATTGAATTCTGGGGTCCAGATGATCTTGAAGCTAACGAAGTTATACATTGTGATGATATACATGATATAAATCGTGAGCTTATTAAACGGTATGACATTGAAGTTAGTTATTCATAAGAGGTGAAATCATGGATAAAACTAGACTTAACCTGGAACGTCTGCGTGCTTATGATGCTGAATGGGAAGAAGATAAGCATCCGCGTGCTGAAAACGGACAGTTTACTTCTGGCAGTGGCAGTGCTGGTGGTGGAGCTGAAAGCGGTAGCAAGTACGGTTACAGTCGTTCTGAGCAGCATGTTGCCAATAAAATGGAAGAATGGGGCAACGAGCAAGGAAACATTGCTGCTCTTGAAGCTGCCGATGCTTTCCGTGATGCGCGTGAAGATGAAAATGATATGCGTGAAGTCTTGAAATCTGTACGTCAGCATTTAGTCGAAAACGAAGATGACATTCGTGGTTATGATGAAAATCCCAAAAATTTTGACAAGGTTATGGAATATCTGGATGATATGGAGTCTATGCTCGACGACCAGGATGATTATGAATTTAAGCATGGCGAAATCAAATCTCCGCTTCGTCATGCTGCTGAGACGATTCAGGGCGGCGGTGGTAAGAAGGATACTAATTATACTGCCAATGGTCAGCAGACGAAAGCAGATAAAACCATTCGAGAAAATCCTAATTATGTAGGCAACGATGAGGTTTACAAGCTCTTAGGCGGAAAGAATAATGTTGATTATTTTAAATTTATTACGCCAATTTCAGCACGTGGAAATATAAACTCAAAAGACGATATTACGATAGAATATGGTGATGTTTATTATGACGACAAAGGTGAGAGACGTGTGAGCACGAGCACTACTACATTTTATGCTGACAAGATTTTTAAATCATTATGAAAAAATTTAAAATGCCGCGAGTCATTGAGCGCTCTTATGCCAGCGCCATTGACCGCCTGATGCAGGGACTGAAGCGTGAGTTATCTCACGTTGCCAGTCCTTTTTTTATTGCTGACATAATGCGTCGGCTGGCACGCTCGCCGACTTTTATTCGGGCCTGCGACCAAATCGCACGCTCGATGGCCACGCATCTGTTCCGCGATGGGCATAAGACGTGGCGGTCTGCAGCGGCTGAGGGCAGTAAGGGGCGAATCATTCGCACCGCTCTACAGCGCGAGCTTGCTTCGCCACGCGTCGCAAAAGTGTACGAGGGTATAATCAGTCGCAACGCTGAATTAATCCGCTCTATGCCGCTCACGCTGGCTGACAGGGTGGCTCACAAAGTCGCAGAAGGTTATGAGCAAGGCTTGCGACCGGAAGCGATGATAGACGATATCCTCAAAGAGTACCCGCATATAACCGAAGCTCATGCAAGGCTTATCGCCCGCACGGAAACGTCTAAAGCCAGCACGGCTCTGACGCAGGTGCGTGCTGCTGAGGCAGGGCTTGACTGGTACGTCTGGCGGACGAGCGAGGATTCTCGTGTGCGTTCTGCTCACGCGCATATGGATGGTGTGATTATCCCTTGGGGCGAAGCTCCAGCACCGGAGTTACTCAACCATGAGAAGTCGCAGGGGAATTACCATGCGGGCAACATTTATAATTGCCGCTGCTATCCTGAACCGCTTATCAGGTTTGACCAGGTGGCGTGGCCAGCTAAGGTGTACCGCAATGGTAAAATCGAGCGCATGGGCATAAAACAATTTAAACGATTACTACCTGGAGGTGAGCTATGAGCAAGGCATATTTTGGCTCACGAATTTCCGATCACATCCTTAAAACGCCAGAAGGCTTTCTGATCTGCAAGGACGTTCCGATTGCTCGTACAGGTACGCAGCAGTATCGAGGCTGCGAGTTCGGCGGTCCGGTCGCTGATGGCATTTATAATGTTCAGCGTCCTGAAGCTGAAGTCTTTGACCGTGCTGCCGTGGCAAGCTTTGAAGGCAAGCCAGTATGCGATGAACATCCGGAAGAAGATGTCACACCTGATAATTATGGGCGGTACATGAAAGGCGTGTGTCGTGATGTGCGTCGAGGCGATGGCGACTTGAGTAATTGCTTGGTCGCTGATTTAGTTATTTACGATGCTGACCTTATCAATAAGATTGAGGCCGGCAAACGCGAGATATCTTGCGGCTATGACTGCTTGTGGAATCCGACGAGTGACTCCAGCTATGATCAGCTGGAAATCCGCGGCAACCATGTAGCGGTTGTTGATAGAGGCAGGGCGGGGCACAAGGTTGCCATCCGTGACACTGCCGACGATAAAAAAGGAGGTACAAAAATGTCTAAATCTTTGATTGGACGTATCCTGCGAGCTTTGGCTCGCGACGAATCTACTACACCGGAGGACATGGAGGCTGCTGCAAAGCTTGCAGGCAGCTCTGATGCTGAACCGCGTCCTCAGCCTGCACCAGCTCCTGCTCCCGCAGCTCCCGCAACACCAGCGCCTGCTGCTGTGCCGCAGCCTGAAAATAAACCTGCAGCAATGGACGAAGCTACCGAGGCACGCTTCAAAAAAATTGAGGACGCGCTGGAAGCTATCAGCTCTAAGCTGAACTCTGCGCAGCCTGCTGCTGAGCCTAAAAAGGACGCTCTGGACGCGCTGGAGGAAGAGCTCCAAAACAAAGCGCCTGCTGCTGAACCAGCTCCTGCCGGTGATGAGGACGATGTAATCGAGCCGCCTGAAGATATCAATGCTCAGGATGCAGCGCCGGAAGAAGATGTTGAGGGCGAGTGTGTTCCCAATGCTAAAGAAGCACGTGACGCTGCTATGGCTTTAATCAAAAACTTGAAGCCTGCGGTTGCAGCTATCCCAAATGAGGCTCAGCGTAAACGTGCGGCTGACTCTCTGGCTATCCTCATTAAAGGCTCTATGCAGCATGATGCTCAATATGGCGAGCTGATGCAGATGCGTCGCCGTTCTGCTGCGCAAGACAGCAAACCTGCAGCTGATGATTACGCTCTGGGCCGTGAGATTGCAAAAAAATACAATCCCCACTATAAAAATCGCTAAGGAGGCAAAACTATGAGTGGTAAAGCAATTGGTATCTCTATGAATTTTGGCTATCCCGGTAATTACGCCCGCACTCCGGACGATATCGTGGCTAGCCGTCTGTTAAACGAGGAAAGCGAAGCTATCCCGTTTGGTGCCGCTGTCTGCATTAAAGACGATAATACTTACACTGCTGTTGGTGCTGCAACTACTGCTGCTGATGTGTGTGGCATTGCGCTGCGTGTTGTTAAGCAGGCAGTGTCTTATGCAGAGCAAAACAAAACCGAGTATCAGCCCGGTCAGTATATGTCTGTCCTGGAACGCGGCGCTGCTACTGTTGTATGTAATGTTGGCACTCCGAAAGCTAACGGTAAAGTTTACGTGCGCGTTAAAGCTAATACTTCTATTGCGAATGGCGTAATTGGTGGTTTTGAAGCTGCTGCTGACAGCACTAACACCATTGAAATTCCGAATATGCGCTGGACTAGCGGCGCAATGGATGCGAATCGTGTCTGCGAAGTTACTCTGCTGACTCGTGCTTCTGCGTAATATAAGGAGGTATAAATAATATGGCAACTGGAAAATTTGGCTTTTATAGCCCGGACGCTGGTATGCGTAATCTGGGTAATTTGGCCATGCAGAATGGTGGTCGTAAAAGATTCCGCGGCTCTGCATGGGATGCTGCTGCCAGCTCTGGCATGGCGTATATTACAGGCGAACTTGAAAAGGTTGATCCTAAGCTGCGCGAGCCGCTGACCAGTGTAACCTGGCAGCGCGATATTGTCGCCAAGACTGGCGGCGGCTGGGTAGAATTCACTTCTACTTTTGATGTTGACTATGCTACTTCCGGTGCAAACGCTAACAGTATCACTGCTCCCGGTGCTACTACAATCCCTGTAATGCAGGTCAACACCAGCAAGAACATGTTCAAGGTATCCACCTGGATGCACGCTATGCAGGTACCGTTTATCGACCAGGCAAAAATGAAGCAGATTGGCCGTAATCTGGAAGATTTGCTGGATAAGGGCGTTAAACTTAACTACAACAAAACTCTTGACCTCAATGTATACAACGGCTTTAAAGAGGCGGGTACTACCGGTCTGTTGAATGATCCGAATGTTGTTACCTACACTGTGGGTAATGGCAAGGCTGGCACTGCTACATGGAATACTAAAACCGCAGATGAGATCCTGCATGACATCAACAATGCGCTGGTGGATGCGTGGGCTGCATCCGAGTACGACATGAAAGGCATGCCGAATCATATTCTGATTCCGCCGAAGCAGTATGCTTACATCACCATGCAGAAGGTTTCCGACGCTGGCAACATCTCCATCATGGAGTATTTGATGCAAAACAATATTGCTAAAGAGCAGGGCGGCTCTATCACCATTGAGCCTTGCCGTTGGTGCATCAAGGCTGGCACCGGTCAAAAAGACCTCATGATGGTTTACGTAAATGATGAGGATATGGTCAACTTTGATTTGACTGTGCCTATCACTCGCGCGTATACTCAACCGTCTGTTGAGCGTGCCGCCATCCTGACTTTGTTTGCAGCGCAAATTGGCCAGGTTAAATTCATGTATTACCAACCTGTCGCATACCACATCGGTATCTGATTAGGCAATATTCTAGCCAGGCGTTTATCGTCTGGCTTTTTTATTTGAGGAGGACAATCAATGGTTATTTTAACTAAAAAACGCTTTGGCTTTGTGAAGCAGGACGGTTCTGAACGCATTGATGCGGAACGCTTTTTGACTAAGGGTGGAATGGAAATTGAGGATGCTCCCGATTGGATTGCAACTGATCCGCTGTATGCGCTGGCTGTTGAATCTGGCGACCTTGTGCCGGTCAATGGTAAAACTCCGAAGGCTGAGGCAGAAGCTGTTGCCAAAGCTAAGCAAAGCAAAGCGGAGGATAAAAGCGATAAATAAGGAGGTGCAGCATCATGTACCATCCGTTGATTGCGCAGGCGAGCAATATCAAAACGCAGGAGAATCCTCCCTACACCAAGGAGATTTTTCTGGCATTCTACCCGCAGTTTACTGACAAGCTGCCGGATGTCGTGTTGGAAAGCTTTTTGCAGCTAGGGCAGGATTGCGTTTCTAAGCAGCGATACGGCAAGATGTGGCAGCACTGTATCGGCCTGTTTGTGGCTCATATGTGTACGCTGTACATGCAGAGCGCTGCTGACGCAGAATCGCCTGCTGCAGATGTCCTTGCCGCTGCTCAGGCAGCTGGCGTTGTTACGAGTGAGGCTGCTGATGGCGTGTCCTACAGTATGGATACATCAGCCCTGTCACAGGACCTTGCAGGTTGGGCGGCGTTCCGGTTGACCGCGTTTGGCGTGCAGTTTGCCACTCTGGCGCGCTTTGCTGGCAAGGGAGGCATGTATGTATGGTGAGCGTAAAAACTTCACATAGGACGGTCAGCGGCGGCCTTCAGGGGCTTATGGACAGAGTGCAAGCTTTAAATCGTGTTAATAAGCTTTACGTTGGCATCCCGCAGGAGAAAACCTCTCGTGGCGATGAGCCTATCAATAACGCGAGCCTGCTGTACATCCATACTCATGGCATCCGGCGTAGGTCCATGCGTGAGGAAATGCAGGGCTATATGGATCAGGGTATGAAGTACAGTCTTGCTTATCAGCTCTACGTCCAGACACACGGCTCGCCGCTTTGGCATGCACCGCCACGTCCTGTTATTGAACCGGCCATCGCCAAGCACCACCGTGAGATTGCAGAAGAATACGCTAAGGCTGTAAAGGCTGCTATGACTGGCGATGGAGCGAGAGCTGATGCTTTTATCAAACGCACGGGCCTGCTGGCGCAGAACATCTGCCGCAAATGGTTTACGGATGCCGAGAATGGCTGGCCGCCTAACTCCCCAAAAACCATAGATAAAAAGACCAAAGGCAAGGGCGGCAAAACTAATCCGCTGATTGATACCGGTGCCTTGCGTAAGGCTATTGTTTATGTGGTAAGGAGTGATTGACGTGGTTAATGTTGGCAGAGTGGTGCGCAGCAAGCGTTTAGGCTGCCAGCGCATTACTGTCAAACGCTACGCTGCGAGCTGGCACGATGGAGCTTACGGTCGCGATGAGGACAATCCTATTGTGCTGCAGGTGGCAGCGATTGTTACCGTTGCCCAGCCCAAAGATTTGCAGTTATTGCCTGAAGGTGACCGCGTTACCGGGGCAATGAAGTTTTTGACGAATGTTGAGCTGCACGCGACCAATGGTGAAGCTATCAGCGATGAGCTTGAATGGCGCGGAGCACGCTACAAAATCCTCACAGTTACGCCTGATATTGATTATGGCTTCTACCGTTCTATCGGGACGCGATTGGATGGTGACAGTGTTGGTTAAGAACATTGCTGAATTTGAATCTTTAATGTGGGCGGAGCTGATGGACATCCTCGGGCATGATGCTAAGACAATACCGCCGCCTGTACGCCGCTCTTGGCCAACGGACGGAGGCCCCGACTGGAAGCTTACAGACAACGTGGTCTTTATGCAGTGCACCGAGGCAGCAGAGGACATCATGCAGCCTATTGATGAGCGTTGGGAAGCTTCAGGGCGTGATTTTTTGCGCGAGAGCGCCAGTACACGCACCATGCAGCTACGCCTGAATGCTTATGGGCCTGCTTGCTATGAATCGCTTTTGCAAATTCGCCTTGAGCTGCTGCGTGGCCGGCCGAAGCTCAAAAAACAAAAAATCTATATTATTCCCGGCAAGGATTCCATCCAATATGCGCCTGAACTATTTCAGGGGCGTTGGTGGAAGCGTGCCGATTTGACTTTATATTTTAATGTACTGATCAGCGTTGAATCTATTGTGAAAGCAATTGAAGAAGTCAACGTTACGATTAAAGCAAACGAGCCTGGTACGAGTGATGTTATCCTTGAGCCAGGTGAAATTATTATTAAGAAAGGGTGATTTAGTTGGCTTATAAATTGGACTTATCTCCGATTGTCGACGTGGTTATCAACCTGTCTGCTAAGGCTGCTGCTCGCAAGGGCTTTAACCTTGGCCTGATTATTGGCAAGTCTGAAATTATTCCGGCGAATGAAAGGGTGCGTATTTATACAAGCGCTTCTCAAATGCTGACCGATGGGTTTACAGAAACGTCACCGGAATACAAGGCTGCTCAGCTCTATTTTGCTGCTACGACCAGCCCGCGCAAGCTGGCGGTAGGCGTAAAGCTGACGGAAGATACGAATCTAACTGCTACGCTGGAGGCTTGCCGTGCTGCTAACTCTCAGTGGTGGCCGTTTAGCTATCTGGGCGCCGAGGACGTTGACATTAAAGACTGTGCAGCTTGGTGCGAGAACGCTGTACCTGACAGCGTCTACATGTATACGACTGCCGATAAAAGCGTACTTGACGCATCTGGTGATGCAAAGAGCATTTTTAAGGCTTTGCAGGATAAAAACTATCGTCGCAGCTTTGGTCAGTATTGTGGTGACACAGATACTCCTGATGCTGTTGCAGCTACTATGGGCCACAGCGGACTCATCATATCGCGCACGGAAACGTTGCAGGCCTTGCCGGTGATGAAAATATTCATTGCCATCGGCGGGGTAATGGTGCCCACACCCACAGCCACGAACATAATCACGCCCAGCTGAATCTGCGTCAGGCCAATCGCAGCAGCGGTAGGCAGCAGCAGCGGCGTCAGAACCAGCAGCAGCACGCCAGCGTCCAGGAAGCAGCC